CATCTCCGGGATCGCACATAAAATGTAATATCCACTTGGTTTTGGAAGTTGTTTTGCCTTTTCTTCTGCCGGAGCACTAGCCGTTTCTACTACTACTGGATTGTTTGGGTTAATCCCAATTAAAATTTCACTCATCTTCTTCGTTCACTCGTTTTTGCAGGTCTAATATGAGCATTCTTGCGGAAAGTAGACCCTTAACCTCGCCGCATGCCTTCTTGTACTCAGGAAAATCCCTGCAATTATCATCTGCAAGGTTCTCTTGAATGCTTTCAATCTGCTTCGTGAGCTCACTTACTAGGTAAGCCAGTGCTTTTTCTATCATTTTTGCCTATCTATCTCATTTTTAGCTGCTGCTTTAGCCGCATCTACAGCCAATTCCATACGTAATTTCTGCTCTTCTGCGGCTGCTGTAGCCATGTTATGGCCCTTTTCAGCTTCAATTTTTGCCATTTCAATCTCTTTTTGAGTGGCTATTTTAAGCTGTTCGTTTTGTATTTCAGCCTGTCTAAATGCTTGTTCTGCCTGCTGTTTTTGCTGAGAAAGCTGCAATTCAGCCTGCTGAATCTGCAATTTCTGCTGTTCCATCTGCACAATCGGGTCTTGTTGCTGCTGTTGAATCTGCGCTTGTTGAGCTTGGTTTTGATTTCCAGCTAGAACTTGCTGGCTTGCTTGAGCAATAAGCTGGGATAACTGCACTTCAACTTGTGGTGGCAAGTGCTCTTCTGGGGGCGGCAACGTAACACCCATTTGTTTCTCAATTTGATTGCGGTATTTAAAGCCTAAATGCTCTGCTAAGTGAGACTGAAGGGCAGCCATAATCTGATTGGCCTGCGGATTTTGCCCAATCATCTGCGTCACCATTGGATCCTGCATAAAAGATTGGTGTGCTGTGATGTGTGCATCCTGATCTTGGAAGATAAACGCTTTTAACGGCTTGCCTTTGAGTACATCCATGTTTTCGGAAACAGGATCTAGCGGTTTTGCGTCGTCGTCCATAGGGACAATCTTTTCTGCATTCCTAATCCCCAATACTTCCAGCATCTGACGATGGAGATAAGGCAAGTCGTAGATTTGTGGGGCAGTCTGGCTTAACTGAATCACCGCCTGATACTGCACAATCTTCTGTGCCATCGTAGAAGCATTGGGATCAGATACTGGAATGACAGTAACTAAATCATAATCAGACTTCTTAGCAGAAGACTTCCCTTCTACAGGCTCATATGTATAAGAGTCAGGTGTGTAATCGCGGATAATATCCCGCAACAATCCAAGTTCTTGCTTAAAGGAATAATGAATACGGGCTTGAACCGCAGTCATAACCTTTAACGTTCTTTCTAAAATTGCCAGCGTAGTTCCTACAGGTGTATTAGCCGACATATCTGCAACTTGAATGTCAGCCGCTCCTGCAAAACTTCTGCCTTCTAAAATAATTTTATCCAACAACATTGCCAGAACCTGACTGGGTTCTTTGTATGGCAACGTCATTAAGTTATCTTTTATCGTACCGCTGGGTACGTCTACATCTCTAAACTCTCCCGGACTGATAGGAGTGTCATCGCCTTTAACTCTTAATCCTCTGGCTTTGAATCCACCCGGCAAATTGGATAAAGTTCCAGCATCCACCAACTGACGGAGGATAGAAGTTCCAGATTTAGCGTATGCCCCAATAAGGTGCAACAGGCCAAAACAATAAAAGCCAAAACCCGGCACATAGCCGTAATGAACAAAGTGCTGACGTTTTGCATGGCGTTTATCCTCTGGTCTCCAGTTACGTCTGATAGACAAACACTTCGCCGATCCTTTCTCTATCGTAACGATATAAGGTAAAGCAATACCTGTAGGCTCTCCCTTCTTATCTGTATGCTCAAAACCTTCTAAATCTAAGTTAACGTTGATCTCTAATATTTGATACCGATCATCCACACTTGCGCGGAATCCCATCTTCTCCGCAATCTTTTTCTCAATCTCATCAAGCTGGTTAGATGGTTCTCCTAAATCAACATCTAAATAAAACCCTGCAACTTGCAGTTTTCTAAGCTCATTTTCCGTTTTACGCATTACATGGGTAACGCGTTCTGCACTATTTAAATCAGAAGCGCCATAAGGAACGACGAGATCTTCTGCTGGTACAAACACAGATGTTTGTCTATCTAAAGACGGGTCGAAGTAAACTTTCTTGAATGCATTTCCTGCAAGACCCAAGCCCCACAACATACGTTCGTGCTCAGGACGAAACTCCTGCATCTTGTCCACGATCTGGTAATTCATATCGTCTTGAACGCGGATAGCAGCTTCTTTCTTCTCTGGGGTTTCTTTACCAATGATCTCTGTCTTAACTGGTCCCGCTGCGGGGAATGTAGACATCATTGTCTCGGCTTGGAACTTTACCAATGCCTCCGATAGCATAGGGTGATATACACCGCAGGCTCCGGGCCAAGGGTCTGTACGTTCTTCAATCTTTAGGCCAAGTAATTGTATACCGTCTACATAGGTCTGCATCCAATCTCGGCGTGAGGCTACGTCGCTCTCATAATCACCAAGAAGGTCGTAGACTAAAGACGTCATTACCTTCTCATCTAATACTTCTGCCAGATTCTCATCAAAGTTATCTGCTTCTTCGTGGCCCATATGGATGACTGTATCGCCCATATGTACAGTGACTTCTTCAGGATCAACAACCTCGATTTCAATATCGGGTTCTTGTTGAAGGCTTTCTAAACCTTCTGGTGCTTGGTAAAGACCTTTCTCTATCATATTGATCCTTTAATAATATTCACGCTTACGGCGAAAGTATTGTTGATCTTCCGGTTCGTCGGAGTCCAACCTTATAAATCCGCCCTTACGAAATCTGATCAATGCCTGTGTGGATGAGTCCACTAAGTCATCGTGATCCGAGTTTGGGAATGCTGCCATTTCTTCTATCAACTCATCTGCCCAACGTGTAGCAGGAGCCCATACTTTACCACTCGCAAATAAATCAGATACAGAGTTAATGCGGACGATCTTATCATTTCCACGACTAGGGGAATATTCTTCTACGGGTATACCCATCGCCCTTAACTCGTAAATCAAAGGCGCTCCAGCAGCTTTCGCTTCCACGATGAAAGCATCCGGTTCCCACTCTTTATAATTATTGAACGCCGTCTCCTTAAGCTCAGGAAACTCCATGCGTCTCTTAAACGCATCCAGCAATATGATATGAGCATCGTTCGGGTTCTCGTTGTAGTAAAACACACCCCAAGTTGTACAGGCTGAATAGTCAGATCGTTCGTTCTTAGTAAAAGCGGTATCCCAAGATTGGATTAAGTAGTCGCAAGGCGGGGGACGCTCTCCCTCCCAGATACGCCACCACTCCCGTTTTACAATCGCGCCTTCTTCGGACGTCGGCTGCTGTTGGTACTGGGCATTCCACTTCCCGGCAGGGAGTTCATTGCGTAACGCTTCCAGTTCCTCTATCGACCAAAACTCAGGCCATAAAGGATTACCCGACGGCAGGATCGCAGGAAAGTCTATCACCTCCCATTCATCCCCATCCCTGTCTACAGAGGCTTGTAGAATCCTGCCCGTTAAGTCTTTTTTGGACCAGCGGGTCATGATGACGATGATAGATCCACCCGGCTGTAAACGCTGACGTGGACCCGATGTATACCACTCATACACCTTGTCGAAGATCTCAGGACTGGTAGAGGCCAACGCAGCTTCCTGCTCAGAGTGCGGGTCGTCGATGATAAGTAGGTCTGCACCTTTACCTGTCACCGTACCCCCAACACCGATAGCGAAGTATTCTCCGTTCTGATTGGTTGCCCAACGTCCTGCGGCTTTAGAGTCAGATCTTAAACTCACGTTCGGAAAGATCTTGGCATACTGTTCAGACCCCACAAGGTTACGAACCTTACGACCAAAGCCAACCGCAAGTTCAGCCGTGTTAGATGTTTGGATGATCTTCTTCTGCGGGAACTTACCTAAGAACCATGCTGGTAGCATAAAGCTTCCAAACTCTGACTTAGTATGACGCGGTGGCATGTTGATGATCAGCCTCTTCGTCTTCCCCTCGGCGATCTCTTGGAACTTCTTTGCCATGACCTTATGGTGGCGTCCATCTATAAAGCCGGGCCACATCTGCTTAACAAAGAATAGAAACTCTTTCTCAGCCCGCTCCCTATCCTCGGCAGCCTTAAGCGCAGCAAGATCCTCAAACAAAGCCGCCTGTACGTGCGCGGGTAACTCTGCAATCCTGTCCAGTAAGTCCTGCATCAGTTGCGCTCTTTCATTCCGGCATGTCCACTTTATAAAGCTTGATATAAGAAGGCCGAATGGATCGCGCCCGGCGGGGTGTCTGTTTACATACTCCAAGTTCAACGAGTCGCCTCATGATCCTATGCACATTACTCCTACTCTTATCCCCAGTCATATACTGTATGTTCTCCACCGTAGGACCAAACCCATACTTCTTCCAAAACTCATCTATAGCTATATATATGCTCATCTGATTCTGAGTCATGATCCTTTCCTTCCCTTCCTCGTACGTCCTAACAATAAAACGCTCAACTGGAAGCTCAATTTTTTTGCCCGTTTTATCGTAAGTTTTTACAATAATCATAAATATCAAACACTTATTGCATCTTGCCCACTTGAGCAAGATAGATTCATATATATGAATTGCTCAGTTTTAAACATATACCCCCCCTACCCTTTCATTCCTCATCAGACATGGGGGGGTCTTCTGGGCGCAGGATTTCCATTTCTTCGGGTGCTATCTCAAAATTGGGTGATTGAGTGTTGGGAATAGTATGCCTAGCTGCATCGGCAGAATCCGGCCCGATTTGGGGGGGTGGGGATGGGTGGGCGTCCGGCGCAGGCGATTCCGCTAAAATGGCGCGGTCTGCGGAAAGCTCGGCTAGTAGGTCTGAACCGTCATCCTGATCCACTACGTTGACCGAGCGGAGCTGCTCAATCAGTCTAGCCCTGATATCGGCACTAGCATGATGAACGACTGTTTCCCTGCGCTCAGTGAATGAAGCAACTTCCGTTAGCTTGCCTAATAACTCCAGAGCGCGGATCCGTGTGGCAGGGGGAACGCTATCATCTAGAGCGTGTTGGACTAGCTGCCCCGTTACCAGAGCCCGTAATTGAGCAGGGGTTCGATGTTTTTCTGCCTCACTCGCCAACCTCAACGCCTCGATCTCTGTGACGATTCTGGGATCACGCAAGAGCTTAGCTGCATCAGAATGAACGTTCTTAGGCTTTCCGTTCGTGTTATATGCGTTCCGGTATGCTGCGGACTTGGTTGGTGCTGTCACCATCTGGCGAGCAAATTCCCTTTGTTTCGGTGTGAGTCTCTGCCTATTGTCACCAGTAATCACATAATCAATAGGCACTTGCTGAAGTGCTTCCCGCGCCTGCGCTCTCGTCATTTTATGGCTCATATATGCTCAGGTATAAATTGTGGATTTAGCGCATGTTAATCCTTCGCTCTATATCTCGCAACCTTACCAATCCTGACATTGTTTGTAAGGTAATAAAATATTTTGCGTTGACCTATTGACACATGGATTAATTGTGATAGGATGCAACACATGGAAAGCGCACATGCACTTTCATGTTTAACTAAAGGGAGAATACAAAATGACATCACCAGCTCGTAAGCCGTGGCCCGTAGGTAAGTTTTTAGTGCACGGTCATCATGTAGCGATAGTTTATGACGATGGAGAGATCGTATGTGAAACCGCCTCTATTAGCGCACTCACTTGGGAAGCACTCCTGTTATGCGTTAAGTACTATGTAACAAAAATGGAAGTGCAGGGTTGCCCAATAGTACGTTTATAGGAGACAAGACAATGAATACACCAATGATTGCATACCACGCCAAAACCGAACTAAGGGGTTGGCACGAAGTAATGCGCGAACGCGCTGACTGGGTAGGTTGGCACTCGGTTGATCGTTCTATGATTGAGCACTTACTTACCACAGGCGATTCAGTAGTCACGCTTGGTTGGAATATGTATCAAGTGATTCTGGATGGGGGGAAAGCATGATCATAACTGTATCTATAGCAAATCAGTATGGGAACGAAGTCATCCGTCCTATATGCGAACAAGCCAAACTTCTAGCCGACCTAGCCGGAACAAAGACACTTACCCGCGCGGCCATTGCCACAATCAAGCGGCTTGGTTACCAGATCGAAGTCCAGCAGGAGATTAAATCGCTATGAGTATCTTAGCTATGAACCCAAAGGATTCTTTAATTTGCGAAAGATTCAACCTTTGTGAATATGGGGGCGTTCACCTTGTCACTATGCCAGACGGATACCGCTTTGCAGCGCGTGATCCTCAAGATTCTGTTCTGCAAGAGCTTAAGCGCTTTGGCGCGACCGTTACACTTATAACTGAATTGGGGGAATAAATGAATACTTACCAAATTGAGATAACCGACACCTTCGGGGGTGAAGCGAATTACTCTTGGGCGAAACGGTTCACCGTCTTTGCCAATACTTATCGCGGAGCAATCAATAAAGTCTCACGCCAAACTGGTTACAGTTTCCGCAAGGAATGGGATTCAGGTGATTGTGTGCGATATAACGCCGTTCACGCTTGTGTATGCGCTTTTTTGGAGGAAGTTTAAATGAGTAAAGCAATAAACACACTTAAGTATTTTATCCGCAATGAAGGGTACACCATTTTAGGAGGTTACCCGCTTGCCCTGTGTATGAGTGACGGCGAGGTTCTGGACTGGCAGAGCGCAAAGGAAAATTACAAGAAAATATTGTGGTCAACCAAGCATGCCGAGCGTGACGGTTGGCAATGTATGGGAGCGTTCGTGCATTGGGAAGGTGAACCGCTTATATGCGCTCATTCAGGACGTGAAATCGAATCCGCTTATGGGAATCCAGAAAATGACTGACGCCGAGAAAAGACAACAATTCTGGAATGCGTACGCTGCGAGCTTACAGAAGTACAAACCCAAAGGGTAACTGACGAGGCGTGACGCGCCGAAACCGCTCACTAGCGGTCTTACCCGCCCGACATAGGGCACAACCAAAAAAGGAGCAACATTCATGCAAGTAAAATCCCTTGAAATTCGCCAAGCAAACAAATGG